GCAAGTTTGTTCAGCAGTTTTACCTGTGGTGCGGTTATGCCAACCGAGTCAAAGGTCGCCTTTTCGCTCGGGTGTTTCGTGGTTCCGCGTGACGGTTTGTCATGCTGATACGAACGCGGTGTTGCTAATCCGCTTGTCACCGGTTTCGTTATTGGCACGACATTGGCTTCTGCCGATCGGCTCGGTTCGGTTTGTCGATTGCGAACCTCCTCGGCTGACGCAATTTTTTGTGTATCTGCCGCGAGTGCCGCAATAATCGCCCTACCCCACGCCGATGTTTCGGCGTTCATTAGTTCGCTGTCGCGAGTAAATGAGGTGGTGCCGGGGAATGGTTCCCAAGCAACACCGACCCCGGGTCGAATGTCGTCGGGTGTTCGGTATGCCGCCGCCACATAGGTCACGAACATCCGCTCTCCGATGTTGATGACGTCAAATGGTTTCGCATGGTCTAACGGTTGTAGGGAACCGTTCGGGTACTTTTCTCGGAATATGCGGATTCGTTCCGCAACATCCACATAGCCGTTGAGGTCGAATGTCATGTTTGTTCTCCTAGTTTCTGAATCCGTTGATAGTGGTTAATGCCTTATTCATTGCTGTGGTGAGTGGTGCGTCGGTCATTTCGCCTTGACTCTGTACCGTGGTGACTGTTTCTGTTCCGTCACGAAACGCGAGTGCGCTTACCTGTAACCCGGTGCCAATGTGCCCGATCAGAACCAACGCAACTCGTTTGCGGTTCGGGTGGGCACTTGGTGGGCACGGCAAGTCATCTGCCGGAGCCGCCCAACCCAATGTGCTAAGAACGATTGCTTCGAACCCTGCGGTGTCGGACGGATCAGCGACCAATCGGTCAAACAGTTCGTAAATGTCCTCGGCGGTAACGCCAAGGTCGACGAGTTTCTGTTTGGTTTTCTTGGTGGATAAGTTCAACCCGCGCAATGCGTGTTCAGTTGATGTTCCGAATTCGTTCTGGATTATGCGTTCTGCCTCCCGCACGGCCAGACTTTTCAGTTGTACTTTCATGTTTTTTCTCCTTGGTTGTTGGTTGTTAATCCGGCGAGACACGATGTGTTCGCATCACGCGGAATGGTTTGCCCGCTCGTTCAAAGCGGACGAAAATATCGGGGTGGGCTTCCCTAAATGCTTTGGTGTCCAATGATGTGCGACCGTTCTGTTCTTTCCACGAAACCACTTTGACACCGTTGTAGGTACCGATCGAACAGTCTTTTAGGGTTGCCGCAATCATGTCCTCGGCATGTTTTTTCAGTGTTTCGGCTTCGCGTTCTAATTCTTTTGCGCGCACCAATTCCTGTACCCACAACATCTGATCTGCCGTAAACTCCACCTGTTTTTCAGTTGCCTTCCAAATTGCGGCAACGGTGTCAGCGTCCATAATCGCATCGTCAAAGTCTCGCGGTGGTTCGTTGAGTTCGATTGCTCGGGCAAAGGCTTCTGCCTCATCTGCCAAACGCTGTAATGCGTCAGGGTTGTTTGGTGCCTCAACGATGTTTATCTGTTGGTGGCTGTCCAATACGGCGAACCAAACTGCCGGAGTAACACCGTCCTTTGTCGTGGCATATTGCTGAGCCCATGCCTGCCATAGCCATTCGTTCGGTAAATCGTCTGATGTGCGTATCGAATACCGCGTCGTGGTTTTCGCCTCCACGATAAGGCTGGGACTGAGTGCGTCGTCAACACCGTCTAGCGTTGCCACGATTCGCCCTGCGGCATACATCAGATCGGGTGTGTACACATTAATGCCCAGCACATTTGCGGCTTCGGCAATTAGTACTGGTTCGAACAGATTGCCCTTACGAAAAACATTCGTTTCTTTACCCTGTTCGGGCTGTGTGCGCTTTGACGCAAACAACTGTGCGCGCGAAACGAACGACGATGTTCCCATTAATGCTGGTATTTCACTCGCACCGAAAACAACGTTGCCGAACATGTCGCGATGCCGCAACATTTTCCATTCGACCGATCCGTGGGCTGGTTTCTCCAATAGTTTCATTTATGTCTCCTTGTTGTTGGTTGCCACCATAATTCGTGGGTGTCACACAGTAACGACATTTTCCGAAAATATTTGTTGGCAACATGGCTAACGGGGAGTCAACCGATCGCAGGAGGGACGATCGGCGACTCAACCCGGCGCGACAAGGAGGTACCGCGCAATATCTAAACTACATGAAGTTTAATAACCATGCCAGCAGGAATAAATAAGTAGTTATCCAATTCGCCCTGTCCGTCATCACTCTGACAAATAACAACATAGTTTTCTTTGTATTCGGGTAATAAAAAACCGATCGACTGAACGATTACTGGTTCTTGGTCCAATTCGTCGGGACTTGTCCAATCGCTTACTTCGTAGGCATCCGCCCATTCGACGAGAACAATCGTGTGTTTCACAGCCATATTTCGTTATCCCGATCGGCTACGAATATCGGTGTCTGAATCGTTATTCCATGTTCTGGGGTGATAATCGCCATTGCTTGTTGTGGCGGTTCATGCTGAAAGTTATTTATGAAAGCATATTCGTCTGTACCTTTAAGGCTTCCGTTGACGATCAGTCCGGGGCTGGGCAGGTATTGGTGCCAATGTCCCATCCAAAGTGTCTGAAAGTTCTGACCCGTTGCCAAATAACGTTGTGCTTTTCGTGCGCGTAGTCGCATGATCGGCGGGTAGATGCCCCCGATTCCTGAACCACCAGTCGCTTGGTCACCATGGGTTACCAGTTGTCCGTGACCATACACCGAGAAAAATGCGTCGGTCGCCTCGGGCACGGTAAATGTAATTCGTTTATCCTTAACGAAATATCGTTCAACCATTTTCGTAAGCAACCAGTCAATGTTGGTTTTGGCTCGTAGTTTCATTCGCGGTTTGCGGGTAAGTCGACCATGGTTGCCCACGACCGACACAACATGAACCTTTCCGAACGATTCCGCCAACAAGGTAATCGCAGCACTGATTTGCTCTGACCAGAACAGAATTGACGCCGGCAGGGTGTCGGCATTCGTTTCTTTAAGTTCTTCGTGTATGTCGCCCGAAAAGATATCGCCACCCAATATCAGCACCATTCCGTCATATTTCATGCCTGACAGATAGTGACGAGACATTTTTATTAGGTTGCGGGTCCATTCCTCCAATCGCTGAACCGCAATCGCGCGGTTGTAACAGTTCAGATATTCGACTTCGCTGGGCAATACCACTTCGTCAAAGTGGGTATCCGAAAGCATGGCGATTACTGTGGCACTTTTCGGTTTCGGTTTTATCGGTGTCAACCACTTCGGCGGTTCGATCGACAAATGTTCTGTCTTGTCAATAAAGTCAAGTGCCTTATTCGCTTGTTCTAATTGTGCTTCGACCTCGGACAGTCGCGACAATGCGGCATCGCGTTCGCGTCTGATCTTGCGGTCATCACCCTGCCGTTGTGCGAGTATGTCGTCACTTAGGGACATTGAACCAAGCACGATAGTTACAAATAGCGTTATCGCTTACATGAATTCCATGATTTTTTAAGGCTCGCATAATCCAAATTGGTTTAATCGTCAGATCGGCAAGTGCTTCCGTTAAAGCCTGTTTGTCATCATCGTCGAGTGTTTCAAGTATTTCCTCGATACGAAACCTACGAGCATGCCCTTTGCTGCTCTCTTTGTTAAGTGCCTGTTTTAGTCCCGTCATAAGGCTCCTGATGCCACTCAAGGTGTCCGTGTAATTCGTCCTTTACGGTATCCACCTTACGCTCTGTTCGCTCAGCGATGTTGGATAGTCGGTCCAAGTGGCGACGAACACTGGCATGATCTGTTCTGTTTTCGCGGCGCAGTCCTTGAATTAGTGCCACCAGCACACCGCCCAGCGCGGTGATTGAGGCAACGATAATCATGGTCAGTTGGTTATCCACCACTTGTTGCTTTCCAAAGTTTTACGGGTTCGGGCACATTGTCACCCGCAACATAGCGGATATGCCATGGTTCTGATTGAAGTTCCCATGACCAACCGAATGCCAAAGCATTATTTAGCAACCATTCAAGCCTTTCGCCCGATGCTTGAAAAATGTCAACCGCAATTCCAAGGTTATGGTTCGATGAACCCGGACTCGCCATTGGTGCGAAACCCGGTTTTAGATACCACTTCTTGCCTTCCCACGTGCGGGTGCTTGCCCCACTGATCGGTCCCAACTGATATCGGGCAAGGAATCCGTTGCGCTGTATAGCCAGCGTTCGATAAGTGTCTCCGGCAGATGTTGGGCGGAATGGTCGAATACCATCGGCAAATGCCTTAGCCCTTAGCGCGTGATATGCGTCAGCCGCGAGCCAATGAAGCCAACCATACGGCTTCGTCTTGCGTAATAGGTGGGGCGGTATTACCCCGGGAACAATACCGGTTAAGTCCTTGGGTAGAACAATCTTGCGAATCGGATATTCACGCGCCACGACCGAACGCTTCGTCTTTCGGATTAGCCCAGCGCAGTACGGGTGGAATCAATGCGGCAACCGCGGCTTTCGCCAAGTCCTCTGGGGCGTAATTGCCCGTTGAGACAACGGCAGCGATGGCACCAATTGCCGATCGGACATAGGAAGCCAACGCGGCCTTTTGGGTATCACTTAGACAAAACGACATAGTGTTCTCACTTTCTAAGTAAATGATAACCGTTTAACTTGCTGAGCGCTACCGCTTTGATTC